CCCCCGAACTGCTCGCACGGATCACTATGCGGCACAACAACTTTCGCGCATCGAAATGCGTTGCAACACAACGTGATTCGCGTTGGCGCGCAACAACTTTCGAGAGGAGCGAACCGTGCAACGAACGTGCGCAGTGTGCGGTCGCGACTTCGATGCGAAGCGCAAGGACGCCATTACCTGCGGCGCGACCTGTCGCAGCAATCGGCGCAACGGTAAGTCGGCAACGACCCCGACCGATACGCCGCTAGTCCGAGCCACCCGCGCGGAACTCGAAGCCGCCGGCAAGCTCGACACTCGGCTCGGTCAACAGGCGCTCGTCCTGGCAGCCGGCATGTCGACGGGCTCGGGCGTCGGCCAGTTGTCGAAGGAACTCGATCGCGTCATGGAGGCGGCGATCGGCATCTCGGTCAAGCCGCCCGCGGCGGGGACGGGCGATGCTGTTGATGAGCTCCGCGCTCGTCGTGATGCGAAGCGGGCCGGTTGACCACCGCGCTGCGACAGGTGACGCCGGCGTTCGCCAACTTCCCGGCGTACACCGAGACGCTCGGGCCCGAGGTTGCCGACCTCGCCACGATGGCGGGACTGACACCGGACCCCGAGCAGGAGCTGGCGCTCAATGCGTTGTTCGCGCTGAGTCCCAACCCGCTGATCTCCGCGGCGTTCGAGTTCGCGATCATCTGCGCCCGGCAGAACATGAAGACGGCGCTGTTCCAGATGGCCGCGCTCGGCTGGCTGTTCGTCACCGATCAGGAGCTCGTCGTCTGGTCGTCGCACGAGATGGACACCACCGGCGAGGCGTTCGACGACATCGTGAACCTGATCGCCGACACCCCGCAGTTGAGCCGGCGCCTGGATCCGAACTTCGGCAAGGAGCCGGGCATCAAGCGCGGCAACGGCAAGGAGCTGATTCGGCTGCGGCCGAGCGCGGAGTGCCGCCACGGTCAACGGCTGAAGTTCAAGGCCCGCACCCACGGCGGCGCCCGCGGTCTGACGGGGAACAAGATCATTCTCGACGAGGCGTACGCGCTCAAGAAGGTCCACATGGGCTCACTGCTGCCGACGCTCTCTGCGGTCAAAGATCCCCAGGTGGTCTACGGCTCGTCGGCCTGCCACGCGGATTCCGACGTGCTGCGCGCGCTGGTCGCCCGCGGCCGGGAAGGCGCCAGTCCCCGGCTGGGCTATCTGGAGTTCTGCGCGCAGCCCGAGGTGAACGCCTGCGCCGACGAGAACTGCTCGCACGTCTTCGGTGTCGACGGGTGTGCGCTCGATGACATCGAGTACCTGCGCCAGGCGAACCCCGCACTGGAGCGGCGCATCACCATCGACTACATCCGAGCCGAGCGGGAGGCGCTGCCGCCGAGTGAGTTCGGCCGGGAACGGGCGGGCTGGCACGACAAGCCCGACGCGGCCGGCGAGGCACTGATCAAGCCGGACGTGTGGAACGCGCTGGCCGATCCGAAGTCAGAACCGCTCGATCCGGTGGCATTCGGCGTGTACGTCAAGCTCGACCGCACCGCATCGGCCATCGCGGCTGTCGGCCGCCGCGCTGACGGCAAGCTCCACGTCGGCGTCGTCCCGGCGGTGCGCGGCAAGGCGATCGACTCACTGCCGGGCACCGCGTGGATTCCCGACCGGATCAAGGAACTGGTCGACGAATGGCACCCGTGCGCGGTGGTGATCGACGGCCACTCGGCCGCCGCGTCGCTCATCACCCAGATCGAGGGCATGGGCGTCGAGGTGTGCAAGTCCAACGCAACCGATCTGGCCAAGGCGTGCGGCGCGTTCTACGACGCCGTGACGGCCGAGCATGATTCGCCGGCCAGCCTGCGCCACCGCGGCGCCGGCCCATTGTCGCGCTCGGTCGCATCGGCCAAGCGGCGCGACCTGTCCGACGCCTGGGCGTGGGATCGCAAGGACAAGGACAGCGACATCACTCAGCTGATGGCGGTCACTCTCGGCCTACATGGGCTGATCGAGTACGGGACACCGGAGAAGGTCGAGGTATGGGGATTCCTGTCGTGACACCGCTTCGGATTTCGGCCACATTGGCACTGCTCGCCGTCGCGGCGATCATCGCTGGCGTTGCGCTGCTGGCCGGCGTCGCATGGGGCCTGATCGTCGGCGGCATCCTCGGGCTGATCGGCGCGGTGGTGCTCTACCCGGTGGACCGATCGGCCATGTCGTCGGCGGGCGGCGGGATGCGCCCCGGGCGGCATGAGGGCCCGTGAACCTACTCGACCGGATCAAGGGCGCCGGCGCCGAGCCAGCGCGGGACATCGCGACGATTGACGACTATGCCGCGCTGCTCAATCAGTTCGCGTTCAATGGGATTGGGTATGGCTACGGCAGCGGGCTCACCTCGGGCGTTCAGCAGACGCTCAAGGGTCCGGCGACCGAGATGGCGCCCAACAACTTTCGCGGCCTGGCCGAGCACGCCTACGCGGCGAACGGGATCGTGTTCGCCTGCATGTTGGTGCGAATGCTCGTGTTCTCCAGCATCCGATTCCGGTGGCGGTCGATGGCCAACGGTAAGCCGTCGGACATGTTCGGCACGCCCGAGCTGGCGGCACTGGAGCGCCCCTGGGTCGGCGGCACCACGCAGGACATGCTGTTGCGCACCATTCAGGACGCCGACCTGGCGGGCAATTCGTATTGGTTCCGCGAGACCTCGATGGCCCGGCTCGGCACGCAAGACCCCGGCGGCGAGATGGTGCGGCTACGGCCGGATTGGACCGACCTCATCGTGGGCGAGCGCCAGCTCGCCGATGGCCGTGGCCAGATCGGTTGGCGCAAGCTCGGGTTCGTCTACACCGAGGGCGGCATTCAGTCGGGCAACGATCCGGTCGGGCTGCTCGCCGACGAGGTGGCGCACTTCGCGCCGACGCCCGACCCGTTGGCGGCCTACCGTGGAATGTCGTGGCTGACCCCGGTTCTGCGCGAAATCCAGGGCGACCAGGCGATGACCCGCCACAAGCGGTCGTTCTTCGACAATGGCGCCACGGTCAACATGGTGATCAAGCACAAAGAGGGCGCCCAGCAGGCTGCGGTCGAGAAGTGGGTCAAGGAGTTCGACTCGAAGTTCGGCGGGGTGTCCAACGCCTACAAGACGCTGCAGCTCTATCCGGGCGCGGACGTTCAGGTGGTCGGGTCCAACTTCAAGGACATCGAATATCGGAGCACGCAGGGCGCCGGCGAAACGCGAATCGCCGCCGCCGCCCAGGTGCCCCCGATCATCGTCGGCCTGTCCGAGGGGCTCGAAGCCGCGACGTATTCCAACTACCTGCTCGCCCGTCGGCGGTTCGCCGACGGCACGATGCACCCGCTGTGGAAGAACGCATCGGGGTCGTTCGAGGACATCCTCGCCATCCCCGGCGGTGCCGGTAATCACCTCTGGTACGACACCACCGACGTGTCGTTCCTGCGTGAGGACGAGAAGGACGCCGCCGAGATCGCAGCCGCGAAGGCCGCGACGATCAACTCCTACATCACCGCCGGTTACGAACCTGAGTCGGTCGTCAAGGCGGTCGAGGCCAATGATCTACGGCTGCTGGTCCATTCGGGCCTCTACAGCGTGCAGCTCCAGAAGCCGGGCGCTGATACACCCAGTCCGACAACCCCGCCCGCCAGCGCGACCGAGCAGGGCCAAGGAGGTACCGAATGACGACCACCGAGAATCGGGCCGTTCGGCCGCCGCTGGAGTCTGTGCGCGAGACACCGTTCTCACTGTGCCGCTCGGCCGATGATGACGAACCCGGCGACGGCCTCACGCTCGACGGCTACGGCGCGGTGTTCGGCACCCGCACGATCATCGACAGTTGGGAAGGCCGATTTGCCGAGGAGTTCGCGCTCGGTTCGATGAAGCGGTCGTTCCGCGACACCCCGCCCAAGGTCCAGTTCGACCACGGCCGGCACCCGATGATCGGCTCCATACCCATCGCGGCGCTGCGTTCGATCGCCGAGGAGGTCGACCCCGAACTGGCGCCCAACGGCGGCGCGCACATCGTGGCCCGAGTGTTCGACAACTGGCTCATGGCGCCGGTGCGTGACGCCATCGCGGCCGAGGCGATCAACGGCATGTCGATGCGCTTCTCGGTGGTCCGCGAAGTGTGGACGACGTACGACGGCAAGCCGATCCGCGACGAGCAGACGCTGATGCAACTGCTGCGCGAGGCCATCTACGACGACGTGCCCGACGAACTACTCCCGATCCGCACGGTCAAGGAGGCCAAGGTGCCCGAGATGGGTCCAGTGGTCTGGCCGGCCTACACCGAGACCTCGGTGTCGATGCGTTCCCAGGTGATCGACCTGGGACGCCTCCATGAACCCGAGCAGCGAAAGTTGCTCGCTACGGCGGTATTCCTCGCGGATGCCGCCGAGCAGGACGACGACGCGCAGCGAGACGCCACCGAGCAATCGGCCGCAGTCGAGCACCCGTCCGAGTCCGACGACGCGCAGCGATCCACCGCCATTCCGGCCGTAGGTGAGCACCCGTCGAAATCGCGCCGAGCCAAGGAACGAGCGATCGACCTGGCCGAAGTGCGCACGTCGATGAAGTCCATCTACAAGAAGAAAGGCTCACTGAAATGAGCGACATCGATCCCCAGGACGAGGCCCGCGGTAGCGGCCCGACCCTGACCCATTCCCAGTCGGTCAAGCGCCTCGAAGAGGTGTTCGCCCGCATGGAGGAACTCGGCGAGGCCGACGAACTCAGCCCCGAAGAGGATGCCGAGTTCGCCGAGCTGCGTTCGGAGTTCACCGAGGTCGACGAGCACCGCAAGCGCCTGGAGCGCGCCGCGGAGCTGGCCGCCGTCCGCACCGCCGCCGCCGGGGTGAAGTCCTCGCGCAAGCTGCGCGTCGACAGCGGCTCGCAGCGTGGCCGCGACGAGTACGACCGCGACTCGATCCTCGAACCCGATTCGGTCGAGGACTGCCGATTCCGCAACCCGTGGGATCTGTCCGAGGTCCGCACCTTCGGCCGTGACGGCGGCGAGGTCGCCGGCGAACTGCGTGCCCGCGCACTGTCGGCGATCGAGAAGATGCAGGGCGCATCCGACGACATCCGCCAGGCGGCCACGCACATCATCGAGCGGTTCGACTCGAAGGACTCGCGGCTGGCCCGCCAGTGCCTCGTGACCTCCTCGCCCGAGTACCTGCGGGCATGGTCGAAGATGGCCGTCAGCAAGGGGCACACCCTGACGCCGGCCGAGCAGCGCGCCATGAACGAGGTCGAGCAGTTCCGCGCCATGTCGCTGACCGATTCGGCCGGCGGCTACCTCGTTCCGTTCCAGCTGGACCCCACGGTGATCGTCACCTCCAACGGGGTGCGCAGCGACATCCGCCAGGCGGCCCGCGTGGTCGTCGCGACGGGTGACACCTGGAACGGCGTCAGCGCGGCCAATGTGTCGTGGTCGTTCGATGCGGAAGGTTCCGAGGTGTCCGACGACGCCCCGAGCTTCGCGCAGCCGTCGATCCCGAACTACATGGCCCGTGGCTTCGTGCCGATCTCCATCGAGGCGCTCGACGACGAGCAGAACGCGGCCCAAGAGGTCGGCCGTCTGCTCGCCGGCGGCAAGGAGGATCTGGAAGGCACCAAGCTGATCCTCGGATCGGGCTCGGGTGAGCCGACCGGTCTGATCACCGCGC